ATGCAGGAAATACCTGAAGACCACCCATACAAATCCTACTACCGCATCGCTTACCACCAAGGCCTCGGCGCTTTGCAGTGGCAATTCTGCCGTAACAAGGGCGAGGTACCTGCACAAGATGTCGTGAAAACAATCATGACTGATGCGTACTTCAGATCGATGGAACATCGCGGCCAGCTTATTACGGGCAAGCTCGCGCGCGAAGCTGCTAAATACGCTAAAATATCGTTGGAGTGCGCCCGAGCTATTCTCGGTAACGACAACCTACGTGATGAGGACGCCGAGAGTCTTCACATCAAGTTTGAAGAGACGCGCGGCAATCGAACCGTAGATGACCTAGGCGCGGATAAGGTGGTGCACTGATGGCACATATTACCGAAAATGATTACAAGAAAATGGCTGAGGCCATTTCTGACGATCTAGTCCAACAGAAAATACCTCTGAACGACAGCATTCGCAAGCTGGCGTCCTCTATGGATATGTCGCAAGAGCAGGTGCGTAGGCTCTGCGAGACTTCCAACAACACTACTTTCAACAAGCTGTTCCAGGCGAAGGATAAAACCGCGTCGGATCGTATTGTTGAATTTGATGTTGCTGACGCCGACCAAGTGTTTGCAGACAATATCAAAGAAGCGTCCGTAGCAGAGCACGCCGATGATGTTGCGTATCTCTCGGAATATCGTTCTCTTCGTGAAGACGACGAAACACCAGAGACGACCAAGGTCGCGTTTGTGCTGCGTCCAACCGCTGCACCTAATCGCGAAGTAGATCGTCGTACCGTACGCAAAACCCTCGACCATCTCCGCCATGAAAAGCTAGCGAGTGAAATGGTCTACGGAGATACGCTTCAAACACTCAAGCGTCGATTTGCGCGTATTTACCAGGACGTGCCGTTTTCTACTTTCGAGAAGAACGCGGCTGCGTTGCACGGCGAGCGTGCAGTGCCCTTGTTGACAGAACTGCGCCGTAGTATGCGCATGCCTGCTGTAAACTACGACTGCGTCTCACTGCAAAAGACTGCGGGTTTTGTAGACGACAGTGCTTTCGAATATTCGCTATTGGCGGATGCTGTCACACAGTACGATAAGGTTGCTACGATTACTGCAGGTATCGCCAAGCTGGAGGCGCTGACATGAGCCGATTTGACGAGACTGTCGCAAAGATTGCCGCGTCGCCTACTAAGCGCGCAGCATTCAAATTGATTCCAAACACGTTGTTTAAGCAAGCTGGCACTCTTGCTGGTGCTGCAGCTAAGCTTCCTCCAGACCCGTGGTTGGGTGTAATGCCAGACATTGTTAAAAATGTGGCAAGTGCTGGCGCTTTAGGTGCCGGTGCTTGGGGTGTTGGTAAAGCGCTAGACCACTTCGATCAAACGTCAGATCGCCTCGAAGCTGAGCGCAAGCAAATGGGGCAGTTGTCCGGCGAACAGAAATTCCGTACGAACGCGCTTAAAGGCCTAGCACCCATGCATGAACAAGTGTTTGGATCCTTAGGTGAAGACCCAATACTTGCTAAAGCCGACCCTGCGCTAATGCAGACTTCGTATAATACGATGAAGCGCTTTGCGCCTCACCTAGCGTCAGATCCGAGTATTGCGCGCAGTTTCCTGCGTCTATCAGCTCTACACGGCGCGACTCCTGAATATGGCACAATAAAGACGCTGACAGACGCAGAGCAGTCAGCTTCACGCGCTGGCGGAATGGGTTGACCATGAATTACGACGCACTAATGCAAAAGCTCGCCGCTGCGGATTTGCCGATTAATCGACGACTTGTGCACGTAATGGACAAGGTAAAGGTCGCGGGTTTACACCGCGCAACTGCGACTATGTGCGGCCTGCCTGTTCTAGACGTAAAGACAGCGAGTCAGACGCTGGGCCAGCAAATGCTGTCTACCCACTACAAGTTCAAGAAAATTGCTGCGGGCTTAGGCGCGATGGCTCCGTTCAAGCAAGCTAGTATGTTGCCAATGCCCAGTGCAACCAGCCCTAATCCGGCACGCACTCAAGCACTTCTAGGGTTACTCAAGCAAATGCAGATGCCCGACCAGAACATGGCAGGGCGTCAACTCGGCGGTGCGATGAATCGCGGCCGTCCTGGTATGTTTAACGGTGTAGACGAAGCTGCTAATACTTTCAGCCCGAAGACTATCCCTGAATTGCCGGCCATGGGCCGCTTGCCTACAGGTCCGTGATGTCTTCCAAAATAATCCTCCTAGACGACCACTTTGCCACCGGGGAACCAACTGTACAGTTGGTGTCTTCGTGGGGTCGTAATGGACGATTATTGAAGGAAGCCACGTCACTGCATAAGATTGCTAGTACGCACAGTCCCGCGCTCGACTACATAAAAAACGTAGCTCCTGAGCCTGGTAAGACTATCGTGCTCGTGATTGGTCTTGGCGATAACGAGACCTACGGCGCTAATCGTAATGGTGACGGTTTTCCGTCTAAGCCTGTAAAGGGTAAGATTGAACCGGATGAAGTGTTGACCAAACACTATCAATCCTACGATAAAGCGCATGTATTTGAGCATCATGTAAATAGTGATCCTGCGAAGGCTATCGGCAGGGTTAAGAAAGCTTTCTGGAACCCCGCGATGCGTCGCGTGGAATTGTTAGAGGATTTCGACAACGCGAAAGCCCCTCACTTGTTGGAAAAGATCGCAAGTGGTGAGTATGGCTCGAAATCAATGGGATGCAAGATCAAGTACGATGTTTGCACCAATTGCGGTAATAAAGCCAAGACGCGTGCTCAATATTGCGACCACCTAAAGTATGCAATGAGTCGCATTGATCCTCATAGCGGTATTCAAAATGCTGCTCTGAATCCGAGCCCGGATTTCTTTGACAGTTCTTGGGTTCTCCGTCCGGCTGACCGCACCGGCTACATGATGAAAAAGGTTGCTAAAGAGCATCCTTACGAACTCAAGCTCGGCGGATACGAGCTCGGTGAACGGGTCACTGATCTTCAGCAAAAAGCTGCGGACCTCGGTAAAGCTGCGGATATTGAGAAAATATTGCAGGGTGAGCCCGCTTTGTCTGTGTCTAACCTAGACAAAAACGATGCGTCGCTCGTAGAGAAATATCTAAAGACCAAGCAGCGCGATTCAGATAAGCCTACGGACACCGCGTCCGTGAGCATCATGATCAATTATAAACCCTCGGAAGTCGCAGGGACTGCAGACCCACTAGACTTCCCGTTGGGTATTAAAGAGATCATGCAATACTTCATCAGCAAGCTAGCGCCTGAGACTAAAACAGGTGTACCTGATAAAGTATTGAAATCTGCGAATGATCATCTCGGTCTTATCTACGATATGTTTCAGCGATACCCCCGCTTCTACGACACCGTAGTCAAAGAAGCGGGTTTAGACGCGCCGATATTCAACGCGGACTTGTACGCTAAACTCGGTTTTGCCACGTCGCCAGCGTCAGATTATCTGCAACGTCAGATGCCGGGGCACTCAACGTTTCATGCAGAGCGACCGTTGACCGATATGGTGTCTTGGACCGACCCAAATACCGGCGGACAATACAGCACCAATTACGGCACCGTGCAAAAGACGCACGATCAGCTCATCAACCGCGGACTCAAAGACAAGGCGCTGACTGGCGGCGCCTTGTTGGGCAGTGGTGCTCTGTTGGGCGGTGCGGCATATGCGACGCGTAACAGCCCGCACGTGCCGCGGCCTATGCGTCTTGCCGCGGGCGCGGTCGGCGCGGGTCTTGGTTTACTCGGAGCTAAAAAGCTTACAGGTCAAACGCCTATCGCTGGACCTAAAATTGTAACAGATCAAGGTGAGACTATTTCGGGATGGACCGAGATGGCTCCGGTACAAAAGATGGGCGCGGTCGTAAATACCGCGTTCGCATACGTAGTAAAGCGTGCTAGTGAACGTCCTACAAAACTAGACGCCGCGTATACTTCGCGCTTTATGCAGCAGCTAAAGAGTGCTGAAGTGCAGGATGAACTGAGCCCCTACCTAGGGCCTACACTAGATTTCGATAAGGTAACTCAGGCTCTCGGAGATTCGATATTAAGGCGCTCCGAATAAAGCTTGTATTGGCCCAGATACACAACTAAGATTCACACTGAAACCCTGTGAGGGAACCAATGGCTGAAGAGAATGCTTTCGCGCGAATTTTATCCCGTATGTCTGCCGCTGACGCCGGCATCACGGAAAAGACAGCCTCCGCGCCTAGTACGCCTGAGCCCGATGCGTCTGCACGCATGCTCTCTACGGTCCGCGCGGTGACCAGTTCGGTAAAGACTGCGGCTGCTGCGGCTCCCACGCCGAAAGCATCGCTGGAGAAGATGGCTGCTGAAGCACAGCAAGCCGAGGAATCTCAGCTCATAAAGCAAGCGCAGCACATGGGCGCAGCTTTGGCGGATGGGTTTATGGAGCGCTTTGCGCAGTACGACGCAGCGCTCGGCGAAATCAAAGTAGCTGCAGTCGGCGCAGACCCCGCCCAACTCCAGAAAGTCGCGCAAGCTGCGTACGCGCAAGCTGTGCAGGACATGGAGAAGAGGGCCGCTGCGGAATACGAAGCTGGCTATAACGATCAGCTCAAGGCAGTACACAAGATTGCCGCCGACGTGCATTACATCGGACAGCAAACTGCTAGCGCTATTATCCAACAGGCGCGTACTGCAAAATGAGCCGTTACGTAGATATCGGCGAATTAGCAGACCAAGTCATGGCGTCGGTTAAAACCGCGTCCGTGACGAAGACTGCTTCCGCGAAGTCGCCGAAGGTCAGAACCTCTGCGGCAGCGCGCGAGTTGCGTAAATTCGCCGAAGACTTGCAACAAATGCCAGATCAGGATGACGTCTCAGATGACGATCTTGCTGCATTAATGCAAGACCAAGAAGTCCAGCAGTTATTGGAAGAACTCCAAAATAACCCTGAACTGTTGCAACAGCTTCTTGCTCAGCAAGATGCTGGCGGCGATGACGGTGCAGGTATGGACCCCGGCATGGACCCGAGTATGGGCGACCCGTCTATGCAAGCCGCGCCGATGGGCGGCGACCCGTCAATGGGCGCGATGCCTCCCGGTATTAATCCGCAAGATCCAGATAATGATGGAGACGCGGACGGAGATACTGACGGTGACGGTGACGGGCCTGAGCCTAAGAAGCACAAAGAATCTGGCGATGACGATGATGGCGATTCCGACTCGGATAAGGGCGAATCGAAAGCACCGCCGAGTTTTGCAGGTAAAACCGCTAGTGAAATCCGAAAAATTGCAGCGTATATTCGCGACAACGATAAGCGCTTTAAGCAAATTCGTATGCTGAAGGCCGCTAATATGCTCCACGCGGCAACTGCCCTTAAGCACCTCACTGGAGGGTCAAAGTGAAAAAGCTGAGTAGCGCTAAGCTCGCTGATATGTTGTTTGCGGTTGCAGACTACATCGACGAAGTTGAGCTCAAGAAGACTGCGAACGTCCGTGCTGAGCGTGACGAGCGCATCGCAAAGCTCGCCGAACGCTATGAGGCGTCTACCGGTGAGAGCATTCCCGATGACCTGCGAAATAAATTAGCAGGCCTAGATGCGAATGCTCTTGATCATTTACTCAAGGTTGCCAAAAATAATAACGAGTCTCCTGTTGCCCTCGGGCGGTCAGCAGACTTGGATAGTGACCCGGCCCCGCGCACCATCAAGGAAGCGGCCGATCATTCAGAGAAACGTTTCCTTGACTGGATTGTCAACGATTAAAGGCTGAGGAGAATCTTCAATGGCAAGTCTCAATGATAAATTTGACGTTCTTCGCGGTTGGGAACCGGGCGGCGATGCTGGCATCGACCAGTCTCTTCCTCCGGTCAAGGTTATGGGCGTGCCTGTCACGCTGCTTCCCGGCTACATCGTCAGCATGAATACGAGCGGCGAAGTAAACGTCGCCACGTCTCCCGCCAGCGTTGCACTGGGCACCGCCAACCCCACGCTTGTGTACGTCGTGCTCGAAGGTAACGGCGTAGACACCTCGACGGTCTTCGTTGAGAAGGTCGTTTGTCTTCGTGGCAAGCTTACGGTTAAGACCGACAAGCTTAATACCGCGCAGTCTTTCCCCATCAACGGGAAAGTCACGTACAGCAACGGCCTGTTGAGCGACCACGGCGCAACGGCTACGACGCACCAAATCGGTACGGTCTTGGCCAACAACGTGGCAACTGACGGTACCATTGTTGTTGAAATGGACCTCTAAGCTTTAACCTCGGCCGCTAAGTACGGACACGGAGCAAATAAATGGCTAACGCATCATATCGTACAGAGACAGAAAAGGTCTCGGCACAGTTCATTAACTCGAACTTCGTTCGCAAGCTGGAACAGGGCCGCGTTAAAGAGGCAACAGAAGAAGGCTCTGCCTTCATTCGCACCAAGATGCGCCAAGAAGCGTTCGTGCGCGAAGTTCTGCCGCCGATTCTCCTTGCGGACGATGAGATCGACCGCGATGAGGATACTGATCAGCCGAAGAAAATCGTCGAGAAGGAGCCTGACTCCGTTGCGACGTTCGTGCCCTTCTACGGAACGGGGGTCCGCACGCTCTTCCGCGGTCCGCGTTATGCCGTCCGCTTCGGTAAGACCGAGTCGGCGCGCTTCCGCAAGAGCAAGTTCGAGCTCATGACCTACCAGAATGATATCCGAAAGATCCTTTCGGATAACTCTGTGAAGGACATGGCGGACCAGGAAGACACCAAGTTCCTGGGTACGGTAAACGCGATTCTCGCCGCTGCGCCGTCGCAGGTTGTTGCCGCAACAGGCTTCAATTCCAGTGCGTTCAAGGGCGGTTTCCAAAACCTCGTGAGTCGTCGCTTGCCTATCGGCAAGGTGCTCATGACCAAGAACACCTACTACGAAGCCCTCGACCTTCCGGCAACTGACGTAGGCAATGACATTGCCTCGGCGCATTACCGTGATGGTATCGAGAAGGAAGAGCGCCTTTACGGGATTCCGGTCGTGACTACGATCAAGACCGATATCCTAACCGCGCAGGGCGGCGGAACGCACTCGATTTATATGTTCGCGCCTGAGAATTTCCTCGGAAACTTCTTTCTCTTGCAGGATGCGACCTTGTTCATCAAGCAGGAAGCGGATATGATCTTCTTCCACAGCTACGCGGCTCCCGGCATCGGCATTGGCAATACTGCCGCGATGTGCCGCGTCGACATTCCCTGAGTCTAAATGACCCTACACTGGCTACAAATGAACCGTGCTTGTGTTCTTGAGGTTCCGCAACTCAAGGACTATGGCGGTCAGCCTTTGGTTTTCAAAGGTGCGTTGCAAAGACGTTGTGTGCAGGATGATGTCTTTAAACATCATGTCATTCAAACGTATCTAGCACAGCTTCTACTTATTGAAGTAGACGCGGCCGGTGCAGTCATGGTGCCTGCCGCGCCTACTGTAGAAATTGCCGAACCGGTTAAGGTCGAAGAAACTATCGCAGTATTAGAAACACCTGCTGCGTTAGTTGTCGAAACTGTGCCAGATCCCGTACCTGAATCTATGCCTGCCACCGATACAAGCTCCGTGTCCGTGGACGATACTTCGAAAGACACTGATGATGGTAAGGGTTTCGAAGTCAAGCGCCGACGCCGCTAACGCACTTTAACCTTTAGGACGGAGGGGCGCGCACATCTTGGATGTTGCGCGCTTTTTCATTATGGCCACCCAGCAGATTAAATGGCTTCCAGCAAATTCGCCGA